CGCCTAGGCCGTGGCCTACCTGGTCGCCTAGGCCGTGGCCTACCTGGTCGCCTAGGCCGTGGCCTACCTGGTCGCCTAGGCCGTGGCCTACCTGGTCGCCTAGGCCCATGTAGCCAGACGGGGCAAGATTATCCGCAAGGGCGAGGGCCTGGGCCTAACCTACCCCACTTTAGAAAATTTTGACTTTTCAAAACTTTCCTAGTACATTTATTCCTATGCCACTACTTCAACTAGCCTTAAGGCTCCCAAAAGCCGACCACGCCGCCCTCCACGACGTCGCCAAAGCCCGCAACAAAGCGGCTGGAAACATCGTCGGCGACATCCTCATGAATGCCAGCCCCGATAGCGTCGTCGCTGCTATCGTGGCCCGCCTCCACAAAAACAGAGCGGCCCCTATCTGCGACAAGAAAACCCTTGCCCTCGTGCCTGAAAAAGCCATAACCAACCTCAGCTACCTTTCTGAGATTTCAGGGCTCCCAAAAGAGTACCTTGTGCGTACTCTTATTGAGGCCTACGTAGGGAGCAGCAAAAATGATTGACGAAAGCAAGGTAAAGAACTTCGGGCGGGGCGAGGAAACCTCGACGCCCACGTTCAGGTGGGAGGCGTTGCCGTTGGAGACGCTGCTGAGGTACAAACTCGAGATCGAGGCTTGTCTTCCGCCCACCAAACTCAAGGACGTCGACGTCGAGTCCGAGCTTGTCAGCCAACTGCGTATCGCACAGCGCCTGCAAGCCAAAGTGCTCGACTACGACGAAGACTCCATCCCACTAAATCAGGTCGTCCAGGCGGTCAACAGCGTGTCAGCGGTAATCGAAAAACTGGCGAAACTCCAGATAGACCTTGCCGAGACCGAGAACCTGAAAAAGATGGAAGCGGCCTTCATCAAGGCGGTGCAGGGACTGCCGACCGAGGCGGTTGAAGCCTTTTTCTCGCGGTACGACAGGGCGGCGGACGAGTTGGGAGTTGTTAAGTATTGACATAATCGCACAATAGGAACAGTATATGGTTATTAAAGTGTGATTATTAAAGGTGAAGCATGGATAAGCACGAAAAAACCTGGGTTAGAACTAGTTTTCCGTTGAGAAAAGACCAGGCAGAGACCCTGTATCACTTGGCTTACACGCTGCGGACTTCTCAAGCAAACATACTCCGCACCGCGTTAGACCAGTATTTTGTCACTATGCAAGAAAAGGAAGTTAAAACAAATGCGCAGACTTGACATCACCGGGCAAAAATTCGGCAGGCTAACGGCAGTTCGGACTTACTCTAAGAATAATGGGGGAACTATTATTTGGGAGTTTAAGTGTGACTGTGGAAATCTCGTATATAAGCCTGTTGCCAAAAGAAACCAGGACGCAAATATTGGGTGTCACACCTGTTACCTTAAGCACCTTTCTGGAAGGACAAGGGTTCATGGGTACAGTAATAAGACAAAAGAGTACAGAGCTTGGATACACATAAAAAGTCGGTGTTACAACCCAAAAGTCCCTGCATATAGTTACTACGGTGCGGCTGGTGTTGGTATGTGTGTTGAGTGGGTGGAGTCCTTCCCTGCTTTTCTGGCATATATCGGTCCAGCCCCGTCCCCAAAGCATTCTGTCGACCGGCTGGATAACAGCAAGGGCTACGAGCCCGGCAATGTGAGATGGGCGACGACCAAAGAACAGGCGAACAACAAGACTACAAACATCCTGTACACCATAGACGGGGTTACAAAGACGATGGCAGAGTGGTGTGATGAGTACGGCATGGACTGGGACCTTGTATGGAGTCGGGTAAAGGCCCACGGGTATGACATTGTCCGAGCATTAACAGAACCCAAAAGAGGGTCCATGCAGTTCTTTGGGGAGAAGGGGGAGCGAGTTGGCTATCGTCAGTACCTATTTAAAGGGAAAGTGCAGAATCTGAAACAGTGGGCAGATGAGTACAAAGTATCTCATGGGGCTTTACAACAGAAGATGAGAAAAGGGTGGCACATGGAAGGGGCGTTACTAGGGGCTAAAGATGAGTAACCCAACTTGGACTTCTCACCTTGAAAGGTTGAAGGCTGGGACAACAGGGAAATACAAACGCACAGACATAGCTAGGTGGATCGAAGACAACACCTTTTTAAGAGGTGAGAAATTCTCTTTTCAGGACCATGAATACGCCTTGAGAATCCTTGAGGAGACAGCAAAAACTGTTGTCGTAACAAAGCCGAGCCAGTGTGGCATGTCAGAAACCGTGGCTCGTTTAATGCTTGCTCGTGCGGCGATAACGCCCCTCAACATCATTTATGTGATGCCGACCCAGTCTGCGGCGTCGGACTTTGCCAAAGGGCGAGTCAACGACATCATCAATGACTCCCCCTACTTGTCAGGGCTTATAGACAGTAGCGTCGACAATGTCTCGGTCAAGAAACTTGGGCATTCCTTCATCTTTTTTAAGGGGGCAAGCAAGGACTCTCAGGCGATCAGCACCCCGGCTGATTTAATCTGCAGTGATGAGTACAATTATGCCTCGGAGACCGTGGTAAAACAGTATTTGTCACGTCTAAACCATAGTCAGTACAAGGAAAAACTCTACTTTTCCACGCCGACACTGCCTGGAAGAGGTGTTTCTGCTATGTTTGACGAGGCAAAACAACACTTTCGCATGGTCAAATGTACCCATTGTGGGCATTGGAGTTGGCCGAATTTGCCGCACGACATCAGGATTCCGGGGGTTCCGGAGATCGATTGGAGCACTTTGAACAAGGCGAAACTGGCAAAACTGGACTACATGAGTGCCTTTTTTGCCTGCCCAAAGTGCGGGAAAGCCCCCGATTACAGCCACGAACACCGAGAATGGGTGTGCAAAAACCCGAATGATAGGTTTGAGGCTGTCGGTTATGCAGTCAGCCCGTGCGATGTGCCTGCTTACCGAAAGGCCAGCGACCTCGTTAGGGAGCGTACCGAGTACGCACGCTACGTGGACTTCATGAACACGGGCTGCGGGCTGCCTTACGAGGACCTGGAATCCACCTACACCTACGAAGAGCTTGCCGCTTGCTTCATCAGCGAGAAGGGTGGCAGCAGCATGATGCGGGTGATGGGGCTGGACATGGGTCTCGAGTGTGCCTGCACCATTTGGGCGGTCAATTACGACGGCTTGATGATACTGGAGCACGCCGAGATGATCCCGATTGGGCGCCTCGACGAGCGACGTGGTGAGTTGAGTCGCCAGTACCGAGTCAGCCTGACGGTAGCTGACGCCTTGCCTTACACCGACACCATTATGCGGATGCAGATGTACGACCCGAACCTCTATGCTGCGGTGTTTGTCAGGACAAAGAATGCAGAAACTCACACCTTGAAGCGCTACGAGGAAAAACCATCCGAGGGCCGAGACTTGGTTCGACAGGTCAACATCAACCGCGATCCATCCCTTGACGCAATGATGGGACATTTGAGGTCCGGGATGATGAAGTTCGCTGTGCCAGAGATGAAGGAAGAACTCATTGCGCATTTTATGGACATGACTCGAGAGCGCCAGTACACAAATGATAATGAGATGCGTTACGTGTGGGTGAAATCGTCAAAAGGGGCGGATCACTTTTTATTTTCTGCCCTTTACGCGATGATTGGGGCAAAGATCAGAGGCACAGCAGTAGGCCTTGCTACTCTCCCCACCGCCTCTATTTTCACCTTCAGGAACAAGGCTTTGACGTGACCCTTGCCTAATTGGAGAAGCTTGTGGTATAAGCGCCTCAATACCCGGAGCGACCATGTTTCCCAAATTCCTGACTTCCATGTTTAAGAGAACCCACCTTGACGCGAAGTCAGAGGTGGCTACTCCGAGCCCGCCGAAGCGTCTTCCGCGCACTCAATTGACAACGCCGTCGTACCTGAAAACGGCGAAGCCATCCGAATCTACGGCGCTGCCGTTGACGGATCGCCGCCTGGCAAACACCGACACCCTGACCTACCGCAATGGCGCCGACACCCGCGCCATCATCCGCGACTTTGCTGCGGCTTCTCCGGACATCAGCGCCGCTGTAAACGCCGCACTGCGCACGGCGATTACCGATTCCTGGACCGCAGTCGCGTACAACATGGACGGCACCGTCAGCCCTGACGGCACCAAACTGCTCCAGCAAATTATCGCCAGCATGAACTTCCTGTCGTCCTACGACATGGGCTACGCCGACCGCAACTCGCTGCTCTCGACGTCAGAAGCCATTGGCAAGGAACTCATGCTCTACGGCTCCTACGGCGTCGAACTTGTCCTCGACAAGACCCGCCTGCCGGAACGTTTGCAGCCCATCTCGACGACGGCGATCAAGTTTTACCCGACCGACAACGGCAAGCGCCTCAAGCCGGTACAGGAAATCGCAGGCGAGAAGATCGACCTCGACATCCCGACCTTCTTCTATGGTTCGGTCGACCAGGACTTGCTTGAACCGTACTCCGCGTCGCCCCTCGAACCCGCCCTGCAAGCTGTGCTGTTCTCGACCGACTTCATGAACGACCTGCGGCGCGTCGTCAAGCGGGCCATCCACCCGCGGGTCACCGTCACCATCGACGAAGAGAAATTCCGCAAGGGCATTCCGCTCGAGTTCCAGAACGACCAGGAAAAGATTGCGGACTATATGGCCACTGTCGTCAGCGAGATCGAGACCAAGGTTAACGGGTTGAAGCCCGAGGACGCCCTGATCGTCTTCGATACCATCGGTATCGAGGTGGTTGACCACGGTAACACCAATCTCAGTAACGAGTGGGAAGCGTTGCAAGGGATTGCCAACAGCAAGCTGGCAACGGGCACCAAATCCATGCCGACGATTCTCGGCCACGGCAGCGCTAGCGCCAACATCGCTTCCGCCGAGGCCCTTCTGTACATGAAGACTGCGGATGGGTTGATCCGCAAGAAACTCAACGAACTTTACAGCCGCATCTTCACCTTGGCGGTGCGACTTTACGGCGTTGATTGCTACGTCGAATTCGCTTACGAAGACATCGACCTGCGCCCGAAGAACGAAGTTGAGGCATTCAGGGCGATGAAGCAGAGCCGGATACTGGAACAACTAAGCCTTGGCTTCATCAGCGACGAGGAAGCTTCAATCATGCTGACCGGGAAGTTGCCGGCTGCCGGGGCGCCGAAACTCTCAGGCACAGGGTTCCGCGTCAATACAGGTGGCACGCAGCCTGCCGGTAACGGCTACAACGGCGCGACCAACAGCGGGAGCACGACCAACCAGAACTTGAACCCTGACACTCCGACTGGTGGGGCTAGGGGCAGCAACAAGAAAGCCGAGGCTGGCAGTGAGGACGGCAGAAATCTGCGGGTTGTCTAAATGGGCAAGTTGAACCTGATGATCAAGGGTGGCATGTTGTACGCCAACAAGAAAATTTTCTGTAATTGCGGAGGTGGAAGTGGGGGCAAGAATATACCAGTTGGACGATATGAGGTTGAGGAGCGGTATGCCCACGCCCACGGGGATGTTCTCGCCTTTGCACGCGGCCTTGGTTGGATCGGCCATTTGCCTGGGTGCGACGTTGTCATTGGTAGAGATGATGGCCGGGGTGGGGTTGTTCCATCAGAAGCTGTGGCTGGAAGACTGCTCTCGATGATGGAAGTAGCCGAAGATAACGGAGACTTGGTAATACTGGAGGTTGTGACGTGAATATGCTGCCTGATTGGAAAGACGTTTTCAAACGTGCGTGGAGTGTCAAGGGGCTTACCCTTCTGACCTTGTTCGGTGCGGCGCAATCTGCGTTTGCTGTTATTGGGGAACCCCTTGTCGGGCCGGTGTGGGCTGGTGCGATCACCTCCCTGCTGGCGGCGGTGATCATCGTGCTGCGCCTGCTGGCGCAGAAGGAAGCGGCTGAAATCGTTGGAGTTGAAGATGGTGCAGACGACAGAACCCAGTGGTAAAGCAAAGCGGGTAGCCGCTGCCGCCGCCATCGCCACGGCGCTTGCTATTCCAGCCGAGGGGTTGAGGCAGTGGGCGTACTACGACCCTCCGGGGATTCTTACTGTATGCTACGGTCACACTGGCGGCGTCGAGAAGGGTCGCAAGTATTCACTTGATGAGTGCAAGGGGCTGCTGACTGAGGACATGATGAAGGCAGTGACGGCTGTTGAGAATTGCCGACCGGGGCTTCCCGTCGAGGTGCTGGCTGCATTCTCGGATGCGGTGTTCAACATGGGGCCGACCATTGCCTGTAACGATTCAGCCAGCTATGCCGCCCGTTACCTGCGTGCAGGCAAGTTGGAGCAGGCATGTAACGAACTTCCAAAGTGGAACAAGGCGCGTGTTGGGGGTGTGCTGGTTCCCCTGCCTGGTTTGACTACGAGGCGTGGTAATGAGCGCAACCTGTGCTTGCAGGGGGTTTCATGAACGGCGTCAGGGCTTTTCTGCGTAACATGGCCGCTTTGGCTGATGCGCGGAGAGTGCAGTACATGCGCTGCAAGATGTCATTTGATCCTTGCAGACTACAGCATGACTACAACGGGACCTGCGTTAAGGGCACGAAAGGCTGCGTTGAACCGCATGAACCTCAGCACGATTTGGAGGCAAAGTGTTCGGACTAAGCCCGCAAATCCTTGGTGCTATCCTGCTCGCGGTCGGGTTGTTTACCTCTGGCTGGACGGTAGAACACTGGCGCATGAGAGGAAAAGTTGCCGACTTGAAGCGAGAGTATGCGGAACAGGCCGTAAAAGCTGAAGCGGAAGCGGCAAAACGACTGAAGGATGCCCAAATACTTGGTGATGCTCTTGTAGAGCGGGTGGCAAGAGAGGAAAATAAACGTATCGAAGTTGAGGATCAAAATCATGCCCTACTTTCTCGTCTCACTACTGGCCGGCGCTGCCTTGACGCTGCTGCTGTCCGGGTGCTCAACAACCGCAACGGCGCCGCCCCTGGCGGAGTGCCCGAAACCCCCGGCCAGCCTGCTGGCGCCGATGCCCAATTTGCCACCGATACCGATGTCGGGAAGTGGGCTGCGACCGCCATCCGATACTACGACGACTGCCGATCCCGGATTGACGCGCTAAGGGAGTTTCATCATGGTCAGTGAAGCCTTCCGCCGGCTGCTCGAACACTTCCCGGAACACGCTCACGCACTTCCTTTTGTGGTTGCGGCTACCAGATTTGACGACGAGGGGCCATCGTTTCGGCTTGACACGAAAACCCTGCTCACGGCGCTGATTATTGCTGTGATCACCGGGGTGGCTACAGCAGCCTGGGCGACATATTCAACGGCTAAAGAACTCACCGTGCAGTTTTCTTATTTGTCACGACAGATTGCCGAGACGCAAGCCAAAGTGGATCAGCACAGTTCGAGCGCAATAGCAAACCAGCTAGCCCTTTCCGAGCGTATGGCAAGGGTTGAAACCATGATCGGGATGCAGGGTAACAGGAAATGATCTCTCGCATGGCGTTCTTCCCTGAGAATGTTGCCTTGTTCCTCTGGTCCGCCATGACTCTGTTGGTTGTACTTGTTGTGGCTTTTGGCCTGTTCATGCTTCTGGTTCGTTTTGTTGAGGGAAGATGCTATGAAAACCCTCCTGTTGATGCGGTTGCACCGTCCGATACCTGCAATCGTGTGGATTGCAATCAGCGTGTGGGGGTTGGCATGCCACGTCGTAACAAGCGCCTTTTTTAAGGCCTTCGGATGAAAACAGCCCGTCAACTCGGAATGATCGCCACAAGCAGAAGCTGGAGAAGGTTCTGGCTTGAGTGGCGCAGAAGTAAGTACAAGTTTTTGTAGCTTAGAGTGCAGCAGTTCAACAGGTGAAAATAGTAATATCTCACTGTATTGGTAGTTAGGTATATTGGTAGCATTGTAGTTTTTGACTTTGAAGGAGAACAACATGGCAGCGACAGTACAAATCGTCGAGAAAAACGGTGCTGGCGGCACCACTACCGACAAAACATCCGGGAACATCCGGTTCAAGAATGCAGATAATTCAACCGTTGACCTCGTCAATCCGATGGTCAAGCCGGGGGCAGGTACGGATTACTCGTTCGAGAAGTGGTTACGGCTTAACGTCACGGGTGGAACCTACACTCAGATTGACAACATCAAGGCGTACTCTGACGGCGGCAACGGACTCGGCACTGGCGTCGGCCTTTATGCCAAGGCGGTAGCGTCGTACACTACTCCTGCTGAAGCGACGAGTACGTCCGGTTACACCGATTTCTTCACCTACACTTCTGGGTCTCCCCTTGATCTCGGCGGTGACGGTTCTACCGGGACCGGCGAAAAGGGCGATCATCTTGTCATGATCATGACAGTTGGAACGACGGCGTCGGGTGGCATTACTCCGAGCGAGACATTGACGATAGGATGGGACGAAATCTGATGCACGAAATCACCGTCGACGATGCCGGCCACCGCCACGGCACCGATGGCGTCGTCACCGTATCGCTGTTGGAAACACATGGCCGCATGTTCAAGCGTCGAGCGATCAAAGGCGCCGGCAGCGCGGAAGCGCGTGAAGTGTGCTGGCTTGTCACTGAACTGGACGGCGTGCGCGTCTATCAGGAGGGCCAGCACGTCATCGTTACCCGGAAGGACCTGAACCCATGACCTTGACCACCGAACAACGCCGCGCGATATGGGAGCAGGTCATGCGAACCGCCGATTGCCTCGGCGGAATCGCTAAATCGCAACTGCTCGATGTCGTCAACGCCCTCGATGACTGGTGGGAGGCGACCTGGGCAGCCGCCGCGCTGCAGGCGCCCGTCGTCAGCGCGCTGCCGAGCGCGTCGACGGCGCTTGCCGGGTCGATCTACCGCCTGAGCACCAACAACAAGGCGTACTGGTGCGACGGCACGGCCTGGAAGGCGCTCGACATCACCGTGGCCGCGTCGGCGCCGAGCAACCCGCAAACCAACGACCTCTGGGTCGACATTTCCTAAGGAACCCGCATGTCCATGACCCCCGCCCAGCTCGCCATCCTCAAAGCCGACATTCTTGCCGACCAGGCGCTGGTCGACTGGATCACGGCGGGGCGGCCGAACATGATCACGGCTGCGTATAACGCCGACGCCGCCCCGGATTTCATCGTCTGGCGTAACTCGGTGCGCACCGAAGACGTTTTTGACTCGATCACCTGGTCGGCGCTGACCCCTGCCGATACGCCGGACGGTTCGCAGGACTGGGCGAACCGCTCGCTCGCTTGTCAGGGAAAGCAGTTCAACTTGCAGATCATCCTGACCGGGAGGCAATCAATCAGCAGTGCCAAACCAGCAGTACGTGCCGGACTACAGGACGCATTGACCAATGTTCCATCCGGTACTGCAGGCGCACTGGTCAACGCTGGATGGGCGGCAGTCAAGGCAACGCTGAGCCGCAAGGCGACGCGCGGAGAAAAGCTGTTCGCCACCGGCGCGGGGACTACCGCTTCTCCGGCAACGCTCGGGATTAACGGCCTGGTCACTGATGCTGATGTCGAATACGCACTGAGGGGTTAAACAATGGCCACACAAACCCTTAACTATGGAACCCCGGCGTCAATCACGCTAGATCTTACATCGCTCGCCAGTTCTGCGGACTGGACAGCGGGGCGCGAGTCGGATGTGATCGACAACAGCACGAACAAATACGTCGATGCGCTTGTCTCTGGCAGCGTAGTTGTTGGAACAACCCCCGCAATCAATACGACGATTGCCGTGTTCGCCTACGCGCAACACGACGACACGCCCACCTATCAGGACGTATTCGATGGTACGGGTTCTGCGGAGACAGTCACCAGCGCGGGAGTGTTGGCGGGAGTCACAAAACTACTCGGCACGCTTAAAGTGGATTCCACGACGACCGACCGTGAGTATTGGCTGGCCCCGACCTCGGTTGCGCAGGTCTTCGGCGGAATCCTGCCCAAGCGCTGGGGCTTGTTTGTCTCGCACAATACAGGTGTGGCGCTCAAGTCCTCGCTCAATACCGGCAAGTTCAAGTACACAGGTATCAAGTACGACGTGGCGTGAGCCATGTGGAAAAAGCAGCCACAATACCAGGTAGGAATAGATCAAAGCAATCCGCTCACTAGAGGGCTGATTGCGGCGGTCAATCCTGCAACCTGGATTGACCATGTTACCGGAAGGTTCATCAACTGGACGGGTGGCGCCAAGCGCACCTTCGCCGATGGTGCGGCTTGCGTCAGTACCGAAGGGTACAGCACGAGCATCTATGCGCATGTCGATCTTCCGGCGAAGACATACACTACCCTGACCGGCGTTGTGGTAACTACTCCGCGTACCGTCGGCACTAATCAAGCGGCGTTACAGTTCGCCCTGTCAACGACCGGCAATGCCATTTTCGGTATTCGCTCTGGTCTTACCACGGCCAGCAAGGTACGATTCTGGATAGTAGATGACGCCGGTGATTACCCCGCCGCCGAAATAGATAGTAACGCGGTTGCGTTTGTTGCCGGGCAAAGGGTGGTCGTCGGCGTTGAGGCAACAAGCCGCGGCGGGTCTATATTTGCATTCATCAACGGCGTCAAAGACTCGGCGACGACCACCTCTTTTGCCGGCACCGCTGATTACACCGTTGACCGTGTCGGCCTGAACTGCGTCAGCGCTTATTTCGGGAATGAGGATTTTTGGGACGGGGAAACGGCCCTTACCCTGATCTGGGACCGTCTTCTGACGACGGATGAACATGCCCGCATTGCGGAAAATCCGTGGCAGGTCTTCGCGCCGACCCGCAGGACGACGCTGTCCCTGCCGGTGTCCGGTCCCGCCGCGCAGTTGCTCGCGCCGGTTTCCGATGTTGCAGGCGGGGCGTGGACGCCTTCCTCCGGCAGCGACCTCTACGCGATGGTCGACGAAACCGCCTATTCGGATGCCGATTACATTCAGGCGACCACCGCCACCACCTGCACCTTGGCGCTGGCGTCCGGCAGCGACCCGTCCAGCAGTTCCGGGCACATCCTGCGTTACCGCCTGCTTGCCGGTTCCGGCGCCGTCACCGTTACCCTGAAGCAGGGCAGCACGACGATTGCCTCCTGGGGGCCGCACACGCTGACCGGCGCCGCGCAGGACTTCGCGCAGACGCTCAGCGGCGGGCAGGCCGATTCGATCACCGACTACACGGCGCTGCGCGTCGAATTCACCTCCTCGTAAGGAACCGCCATGAAACACACCCATTCCGACCGTCTTGAACGCTGGCTCGGGGCCGAGCAGGTAGCTGCAATCTCGGCACACTTCAAGGACTTCTATTGGCCCGTCGCCGTGCATGGCGTCCCCGGCAATGTCCGGGTCATGCCGGGTGGCGATTTCACCGGCGAGATCAAGGCCGGGGCGTTCCTCTCCGCACAGGACGGGGCGGCGGCGGTGCTCAAGAAGATTCGCCGCGCCGCCGAGGAGAAGGCGCGGCACAGCCGGGCGCTGGGCACGCTGGCGGAACTGATCCGGGCGGAAGACCGGCGGGTGCTGAGTGTCGGGGCGTTCGCCAGCCGTGACGCGATCATTGCCGCCTTCACCGGCGGCAAAGGGCAGACGATGGTCTTCTCGAAGACCGGCGTGGCGAGCAACGCCATCGGCAACAGCAACGACCTATGGACGCGGGCCGGGAGGCCAGTGGCCGGGGCCGCAGGATCGGCTGCGCCGGGCGGGGTCGCGCCGACCTCCTCGACCACGGGCAGCCTCGGCTTCAATAACCTCGGCACGGCCAATACCGGGCATTACCTGAACTGGTCGCTTGCGGCCTCGGTCATCAACAACAGCCTGCTGCTCTACGACCGCCTGTTCGCCGTGGTGAAGACCATGAACAGCACGGGCACCGAAGCCGTGACCGGCGTGCCGTCGCGCTACCAGAGCGGCACGGCGAGCGATGCGGACTACATCGGCGGGAATTTCTGCTTTCCGGCCAACCCGACGACGGTGCTGGCGGCGACGGCGCACAACTGGACCGTGTGTCAATACACCGATCAGGCCAGCGGCACCGGCAACAGCTTCCCGTCCGCGACCGGCGTCTCGGCCTGCGTGGTCGGCGGCATCGATCTCGCCGCCGGTCAGGGTTCGTGGTTCATGCCGCTGGCGTCCGGGGATGTCGGCGTCAAGGCGCTGACGCAGATGCAGTGCTCGGCGGCGGTCGCCACCGGCACCATCGACTTCGTGATCGGCCATCCGATTGCCATCAACGCCTGCCCGATTGCCAACATCGCCTGTCTCGATGACGGGCTGTACACGGCGCTCAACCTGACGGCGATTTTCGACAACGCCTGCCTTTCGTTCATCGAACTGCCGAAGCCGGCGACGACCGCGACGACCTACAGCGGCCTCGTCCGCGCCGTTTCGGAGTAAGCTGAATGGCCGCGCGCAGTTTCGGCGGGCGCGCGCTTATCGGGCGCAGTCTGCGCCCGACCACGCCGTATCTGGAATCGCCTCCAGAGACGACCCTTGCCAGGGTCTCGTGGGTGCATCTGGAGATTCCGGCGTCATCTTCGTCAGCGAAAACGGCGAGTGCTTCTGTAGCAGCAGCAATTCAGGCCCCTAAGTCGTCAAGCGCCAGTGTCAACGCGGCAATTCAGCTATCTAGCACAGCAACGGCAACTTTGGCAGGGGCCATTGCTGTTCAGGATACCCGGACAACAAGTGTCTCAGGTGTAATTCAAGCAGGCGTTACGGCTACGGCTTCTGTTGCCGCAGCCGTACAAGAAGCAAAGTCGATAACCTCTGCACTGGCGGGTGCAGTCTCTGTACAGGGGGCAGTGACTGCCAACGTTGACGGGGTAGTGCGTGTTGAACTGTATTCGACCGCATCTGTCGCCGGGGCAATCCTTGAAGCAAGAACTGCCACGGTCTCGACTTCTGCCGCCATACAGGAAGCAAAAACCGTTACGGCTTCGACCTCGGCTGCTATAAGCCTGGAAAACACCCTGGCAACATCTGTCTCAGGGGTGTTGGCGGAACAGAGGACTGTTACTGGAAGCCTTGCTGGTGCAGTGCTTGAGGGAAAAACTGCTACAGCATCTGTCTCAGGGGTGTTGGCGGAACAAAAAGCCGTTACGGGCTCTCTTGCTGGTGCAGTGCTTGAGGGAAAAACTGCTACAGCATCTGTCTCAGGTGTGTTGGCGGAACAGAGGACTGTTACTGGCTCTCTTGATAGTACCATCCTTTCAGCAAGGGTTGCCACATCCTCAGTAACCGGCGCGGTACAGGCGGCGCAAGTTGCGACGACTGCAGCGTCTGGGGCTTTGCAGGTTGAGCGCACGGTAACTGCAACCCTTGCTGCACAGGTTGATGTTACTTCCACCTATAACACCGTTACCTCAACCCTTACTGCTGCTGTTCAATCAGCGCAAGCAGCATCTGCTACCCTTGATTCCGCTGTTCTCACTTCTGTTACTGCAACCGTGTCTCTTAGCGGGGTACTGCAACAACCCCTTTCGGCGACTGTAAATGTAGATGCAGCCATCCTGCACTCCCCGTTTGCTACCACGACACTCGTAGCAGCTATCGCAGAAGCTAGATCAGCAACCGTTGCTCTGGAATCTGCAATACAGGCTGCGCGTTCCGCAGTTTCCAGTGTGGATACTGCAATTGCAGTTCAAGGAACGGTATCTTCGGCAGCTTCTGCTGCCGTTGTAGCTGCATTTACTGCCTCCACATCCCTCCACGGGGCCGTGCGTCAAGCGCAAGCAGTCCAGACAACCCTGTCAGGTGTTATCAGCGTCGCTTCTTTGGCGCAAACGACGATTGAAGCGGCAATCCTTGCCAGCAATACGGCGTCAGTTAGCGTAACAGGTGCGGTCCTTGAGGCAAAGGCGTTATCAACTGACCTTAGCGGGTTTGTGCAGTCAGCTAGTACGGCGGCAGTTTCACTGTCCGGGGCAGTACAGGAAGCCAAGTCAGTAACCGCTTCGGTAAACGCTGGGATTTCAGTAGCAACTGCGGCAAGCAGCAGTCTGTCGGCGGCTGTTACCGAACAAAAGGCAGCGCAAGCAAACCTTGATAGTGCGATTCGTAGGGTTCAACTTGCACAGGCATCTGTCGAAGCGGCGATCCTTTCAGGTAACACCTCTACAACCTCCGTCAGCGGCGCAGTTTTAGAGCACAGGGAATCATCTACAACCCTTAGCGGATACGTTTTAGGTGGTGGCACTGTAGCGGCGTCTCTTTCAGGGGCGGTACTTGAAGCCCGTGCTGCCATTGCCCAAGTAACTGCTGGTATCTCGGAACTCAGAGAAGCGTCTACCAACGTTTCGGCAGCAGTAGCCGAATCCCATACCGTTCAGTTTGCGCTCTCTGGGGCGTTACGCACTCCGCAGACTGCTGCGACTGCGGTCGATGCCGCCGTTATTGAGCAACGCCAAGGTAATGCAGAACTGTCCGCCGCTATACAGGCGGGGGTGGCTGTTGTTTCTTCCCTGTCTGCTGTCATTGCCATAGCAGAACTGGCAGAGATAGTCAGGCTGTCGTCCAGAATAACCCCTGTAGCTTCTGTATCGTCAGGGCTGACTTTGTTGGCTGAGGTTGAGTCTCCGATTACAAAGACTGTGTCAGGCGGTTCTATAATAACCAAGACGTGTAACTTCAACAGCGCTGTTGCAACTGACGTTACAATAAACTCTTACTTCCAACTTGAGGAGATTGAGTGATGACTACGATTTATTTAGGGGATGTCGGCACAGTGATAATCCTTGATTGTGGTTCTAATGTTTCAACCGCTACTGTTCGCAAAATGCGAGCGCGAATGCCCAACGGTGGGATCAAGGAATTTACAGCTTCTGCCGATACTAACAACACCATCAAGTACGTACTTCTGGATGGGGATTTCAACGTTGCTGGTAACTGGCAGGTACAGGCGTATATTGATATGCCGGGGTGGAAAGGGCGTGGAGAGTGGGCGGCTGTGCAGGTGAAAGATTGACACTTGCATCAATTGTCAAGGGATGGTATAAACCCTTGAAACGGAGATGAGAATGAGTACCAAGAACACTTTCCCTGAAGTCCTGTGGGCTGGCACCGAGCACAGCCTTGCTCTGGCAATGGAAGCGCATGATCGCATGATGGCCGGGGTTTATGAGGATGACGAGGACGAAGAAGACGAAGTCCCGTTCAATTACTCCGTGCAGGGCGACATCGCTGTTGTTACTATCAAAGGTTCGCTGACCAACCGCGATGCCTGGTACAACCGATACCTTGGCGTTACCAGCTACGGCGATATTCGTAAAGCCATGCTTTACGCTGCTGAACGGCCTGAGATCAAAGCCATCGTCCTCGACATCGACTCTGGCGGCGGAGCCGTCTCTGGCGTAGCCGACGCAGGCAACCTGATCCGACTCATTGATAAGAACGTCAAGCCGGTTTATTCGTTTTCCGATGGCGCAATGTGTTCTGCGGCTTACTGGCTTGGTTGCTCTGCCCGTGAGGTTTACTCGAGTAACGTCAGTACGGTTGGTTCCATCGGCGTGATTGCCACTCACATGGAGTACAGCAAGGCTCTCAAAGAGGCTGGAATCGGGGTGACCGTGGTGCGTGCTGGTGAGTATAAGGCGCTGATAAACTCGATGGAACCTTTGTCAGAGAAAGCCCAGACGCAGCTACAGAATCAACTCAACGCGGCTTACAACGTATTCCTTGAACATGTCGCCGATTGCCGAAAAACCACGGTCAATCTGTGTGACGCGAATATGGCGCAAGGGCGCGAATTTTTCGGCAAGGAGGCTCTTGCTGCAGGCCTGGTGGACGGGATCGAGACCTTCGACTCCACGATGAACCGAGTGGTATCGAAATTGCTTGACAATGAGAATCATTCCTATAACAATTCAGGAAATTACCAACGAGGCATTGACATGACCAAAAAAGCTTTGACTGAAACCGACATCGCCGCACTAGCCGCTGGAGTCGATCTCGACGCCGCCGCTGACCCGGCTGTTGAAGGGGATGAGTCCGCCGCCGAGGCTGGCGCTGCTGCCACTCCGGATGTTACTGAGGCGAACGCTGAAGTGACGGAAACGGAAGAAGGAAAGCATGAGTCGCAGGCTTCGGTGGTTTCCTTCCTGCAAGCGCAGGTGAAGGAGAAGGATGCCGAGATTCTTGCCCTCAGTATCGAGGTCAAGGGTTTCAAGGACAAGGTTGCCTCCATCGAGGCAACGCACAACGGCCTGACCGACGTCGTTCGGAAGGCCGTTGCTGGAATGAAGGTTCGGATGGGCGCTTCCAACGTCGACCTTTCCGCACTGTCGGCTCAGGAACTCCTGGCTGACTACGCGGCGACGTCTGAGGCTTTCCTGAAGACGTTCAAAGCTGGCGGTGTCGCTGCGGTAGATGCAGCCAGCGCCGAAGTTCAATCGCCGACGATGAGTCCGCGCCAGAAGGCACGGGTCAATGCGGCACGTTTCACGAAGTAACTAGGAGCTAGACATGGCTAAGTTCAAGATGCAACCCACTGTGGATACCGAGTGCATTACTGCACGGCTTGGTGCTGGCTCCGGTTCCGCCAATTACGTCACTGACCTGGAACTCGGCAAGCCGGTAAAGCTGGCTGGCGATTCCCAGTACAACCTGTGCGCCGCTGGCGACCAGATCGAAGGCTTCATCCGCGCCGTTGAGACTTGGACTGCCGACGATTTCTCCATCGGTTCGGTCCAGTACGAAGGCCGCGTCAAGGTCACCCTTGACGGTCTGCAAGCCACGCCGGGTACTGGCGCCATCGCCGTTGGCGATTACGTCGTCGCTGGCACCGCCGTCGCCAAGGGCACCTCCCTCGGCACTGCCTACCCGAAGGTCTGCAAGGCCACGACCCAAACCGGGATGTATTTCGCTTGGCGCGTTGTGTCGCTGGATGGCACGACCGCTGTTGGTCAGACTGCCACCATCGAGCGCGTCAACGCCTAAACAGGAGATACTGAAATGGCAAAGTTTTTTGATGCCTCTGGCAAGATTCAAGAGGTGAACGTCAGCCTCGATACCGTGGTTCGCCCCGCCAAGGACGCGAATATGTCGGTGCGTGACTACGTCAATACCACCTACGAGACCAACGCCGAGTCCTACGGCGACGCCTTCTCGCAGCTTTGCGAGTCCGAGGGCATTGTCCTTGGCTCCAACAAGAAGTACGGCATCAAGTCTCCGTCGCTGGAGTCCGTGCTGAGTGGCCGTCCGGAAATGGAAGCTGGCGTCATCGTCCGCAACCCGTCCAACCAGGCCCGCGTCCTGCTCATGCCCGCCATCGGCGCCCTCGTCGAGGACAAGCTGGTCGGCGACCTGAACATGAACGCCGATCAGTATGACCGCATGATCGCCATCGACACCACCATCGCCGATGAGTGGTATCTGTGGCCGGAAGTCAGCTACGCAGGCCCGGAAGCAGGTCGTTCGCAAGCGATTGGTCAACTCTCCAAGCCGACCAACATGCTGACGCTGACGACCTCCGAGAAGTCGATCCGCGTTCCGACTTTCTCGCTTGGTATCGAGTGGTCTGACCAAGCGACGAAGTACCTCAATCTGGACTTCATCTCCCTGTCAATTGCTCGTCAGGTTGCTGTTGAGCGCAACGCTCGCGCTAACGAGAATCTGCTCGCCATGCTGAATGGCGACGCCGACGTGGGTATGGCTTCCCTGTCTTCCCTGAGCAAGGTCAAGACCGCTGTGTCTCTGGACGCTGCTGCTACCTCGGGCATCACACAGAAAGCGTGGATGCTGTGGCTGTACAGCAACAGCAAGAAGCGTCGTATTGACTGGGTTGTCACTGACATCAACGGCGCCCTCGCTCTGGAGGCTCGCTCTGGCCGCCCTGTGGTGACTGCGGATAACGGCACCTCCGTTCGCATTAACACGAATGAGAACGTCGTTAATCCGACGTGGACCGATGAGGTCAACGTGTTCATCACGGATGACCCGAACTGGCCGGCGAAGACGATCATGGGTATCGACTCGCGTTATGCCATTCAGCGTGTCAACTCCAGTAACGCCAGTTACTCCGCGATCGAGGCGTTTGCGCTTCAACGTAGCTCGGCTATGCGATTTGACTATGGCACCATCAGCCGGCGTTTGCAGATTGACGCTTTTGAATGCCTCACGTACGCATGATATTAGCGTAAGCTAATAAAACCCCTCCCCGGAGGGGTTTTTTATTTCTCAAATATTCAGTACCCACTTCTTTTTACCGCAATCGAATAGTTGATACCAGCCATTGTCGAAGCAGTTTTGAGATTCACTCTTAGCAGGGTCGAACACACTAAGTTTCCTGGCTAAGTGTTTTCTTTGAAATTTTGATTTATGCATCCGCCCATCAGATAATGAATGGCTTACATAACAATAATCTGGTCGAGTCTCATGGGCTAAGATAAATCCCAGCTTTTCATACATAGCGCCAGAAAACAGCCTAGTGTCACTGTAAGAGATTATGGAGTGGGCGAGGTTGAGGGATATAAATTTAGACAGCAACTTGCCGGCACCTCCAACAACAGTGCATGTAGAGGCGTATCTTTGTAGCTCCCACAAGTGTTTGTCGGTATTACGCCTGACACTCCTTGCTACGCCAAAAGACATGCAAGAAATAAGGTTGTTCTCATAGTACAGCCCCAGAAAAATTGAGGAGTTAGGGGCTCCTTGCAGGTGGTTTTCATTAAAAAAAGTATTTGCACTGTCTTGGTCTACAGTTCTTACCTCTGTTTTTCTCGCCCCTATTTTCGGAAGTTTTTTGATTGCAGATAGTAAGGTGCGCTTAACAACATCCGGCTTAAATTCCCACTCGTCTTGGTATATGTGGACCAGCCGAATTCCATCAGACTCTGCCAGTTTATGTTTTACGTAGTCTCTCATAGGTTCTTTTGAGAACTTAGTGCTGTGCCATATTAACCCGTGGTATTCCACTGCAATATTGTGCTCTGGTAAAAATATGTCTAAACGCCTGTTAGATGGGCAGAGGCGTTTTTCAAGCGTTACCTCTGTGTGCCTACTTAGAAACTCCGCTACTTCAAGCTGCCCACAGGAAGGGCCAACTCCAGCACATCTAGGGCACCCAGCATTACCATTAACATGGGAGTTTGGAGTTTGCCAGAAAGCCCCGTGTACCGGGCAGGTTATCTGAACCTTATCCAGCGCTTTACTGTACTGTGATTTTTCATATGAATACTTATTACCGTGGGTTATATTTGCTAAGTGTATGAAGGACTTCTGGTCATACATAGGGGTGGAGCATTTTGTGCAACCAACACCTTTAATATGGTCTTGTGCCAGTTGCTCAAACTCCCCATGCAGAGGGCAGGTAATCTGGAGGTATGCAGCAGAACCTTTATAGGTAACCCCTGTATATGTAAATTTACCATCATGCTTTGCAGCAGATTTCTGAACGTAATATTCAAAGGGCTTTCTACTTTGCCGGCCTACGGACTCTTTACCACACACAGGGCACCCTGAACCTAACCCAACAAAATTACCTGCTGTGGGAAAGAATGAACCGTGCGAGGAGCAGATTACTTCTATTTTTTTAGACATACCAGAATAGAGCACTTTCGATAAGTCATATTTATTACCGTGCACCTTCACACACCTTAATATAAACTTATCAGTACCCATTCGGCTACGAGCACCAGTAGCATCATTCCTGCACCTTGGGCACCCTCGCCCGGAGAGGTGGCTGTTTGCCGCTTGTTTGAAGTCCCCGTGAACCTTGCAGGTAATTACAATCTTTGTTTGAGCCCCTTGATAGTTGCTTTTTGAATAGTCGTATTTATCCCCATGAATGTTTTTGGCTTTATTGATAAAATCATCCGTGGTCAATTTTTTAGTCTGTCCCCTAGTTGATTCAAAACATTTTGCGCAGCCGATCCGGTTCATCAGCGCATTGGCTGATATTTGAAAAGGCCCGTGCTGAGGGCATATAGCTATGCTTTTCGCAGCCGAACCAGAATATTCAAACTGGCTCAGATCAATTGGGCGGCGTGCCCTGGACAAGGCTTTGGCGATGAATTCTTCTCTGGTAAGTTTTCTCATAGTACGCGCAAGTGGAATTAGTTCGATGAATGTTACGCCGTACTAACCCTTCTGTCAATGTTGCGCTACTTCCTTATTTCTGATACTGTCATCAAAAATCCCCCACCGAAAGGCGCACCCATGTCTGACGACGTCAAGCCTCAAGCCAAAGCCCACCAGGCCAACAAACCAGAACCCAAGCAACCCAAGAAAATCACCGTCCGCCCCGTCTATGGCCGCATGGTGCACATGCTCACCGCTCAAGAGATCGTGGGCGATACCGAGGTTCCGGAGATCGACTCCTGGCTTCAAGCGCAGATCGACGCCGGCAAGATCGTCGTAGTGTAATCAAGGACACCAACCACCGTGGCGCTCTTGACTTATACGACTTACGACGACATTCGTGCCGCCCTGGGTGTGTCTTCTGACGAAATAGAGGACGCCACGCTCTCGCTCGCGTTGTATGAGTTGAATCTTATCTCCGAGTTCGAGGACATCGACCTCACCTTGGAGAGCACCTATGCCACGGTGTCGGCGTTATCAAGCAGGACGGAAGTACAAGAGAGGTTTTTGCAGGCCACCCGCCTGTTCTCGACCTATGCGGTAGCCTATCAAGCTACCACTTCTCTGCCGCTGTTCAGCCCCAAGGACATTTCAGACGGCAAGGCTGTAGTCTCGCGCTACGCCGACAGCCCGTACAAGGAAGTCATCAAGAAGGTTGAGCAGCTTTACGGCAAGTACAAGGCAAGACTTGAAGCTGCGCTCGCAGCCAACAACGCAGGGAGCGCCCCGTCCATCGTTCCCCTGCCCTATTTCACGGTATCTGTCCCCGACAGCGACCCCGTCACCGGCACCTAAGTCGTGAGACTCCACGCGGCAGCCAAGCACTTCAACAATATGCCGTGCAACGACGGCTACAGTGGGTCCTACCTGTACGACGGGCAACTCATGCTGTTTGACGAGGCTCGCCGTGACAGTGAGGGCGCGGAACGTCGAATCATCGAACTCGCCCCTGAACTAAGCCCCCCTGCAAGACGTGTTGTCGAAGCCCACGGCGTTCGCTACATCCTCGGGCATGGGGCGGATGACTCCGCCCTTGGCAGCGTCATCCGCCGCAAGTTCATCGCTCACGAGGCGACCAACCTATCCACTTGGTACACCCTGCAGAAGGTTTGTGAGAATACTGCTGGCACACAGGCGTGGGCGGCGAAAGCGTGGGTGAAGGACTCTAAGGAGATCGACGAATCTTCCGACATGATCGGCGTCAATCACTTCCACTTCTCAACGACAGAGGCGGTTGCAGTAACCAACGTAATCGTTTTTGACAGTACCTATCATATTGTACGAAAAGTAACCAAGGGAGTTGCTGGAACCCTCGTCGTGACTTGTGATGAAATACCTTCACCGGCTGTTGAAACAGGGTCACTGAAAAGCGGAGCGTATGATCCGATAAACGAAACGATGACCATTACCACGACTTCTGTAAGGGTGTTGCGGTTGCGTTGGCAGTCCTTGTTTGAGTACCGGGACGCTGCCTCTCCATCATTCAAGCCGGAAGACATGCAGGTTGTCATTGCCAAGACTGCGGCTACTCCTGCAATTGGTTCCACAATAACCCTATCGGATGGTGATTACCAGATCGACTCCATCATGAGCGAAACAGGGGTGTGGATTTGCAAGGTGGCCTACCATGCTTGACGCCAAATGGGAAAACCTTGACGAGGCTTTCGCTGAACTCGAGAAAGAGTGCACGGAAGTTGTTCGCGGTATTACAGTGGAGATTTTCCTGCATACTTTGCAGATGAGCCCGCAGTATTTTGGACGGTACGCTTCAAGCTGGACGTACAAAGTAGGTAGTCCTGAACTCGGATGGACCAACCCTGAGTTCGTGTACTATGAGGAAGATCAGGGTTACGCTCCTGTTTATCGTAAAGGGGACTACCCTGCTCTGGCTTCTGCGATTAAGCATAATGCTGGGAGGGACAGCGTTTTCAAACTTGGCGACACCGTCTTTATCTCCAATAGTGTTGATCACGGTCAAGGACCATACGCCGCCGCTATTGAAGACGGCACTATCAACCTTCGCGCTGTTAACCAACCGGGGAGACCCCTTGGCCGCGCCATCGACCGTGCCGGCACTTGGTTTGCTCATGACGTTAATCCCAAGCATGCTGCCAGCCTCAAGGCGATGAGGATTTACTGATGAAAGAGGCCATCCAGAAAGAGATCGTGACGTGGTTCGATTCTGCGTACCGTGCGCAACATCCGACCATACCCATCGTTTATGAGAATCAACCGTTTGACTGGAACAGCCTGCCAGATACTTTTGTTGAGTTCGAGGTTAGATTCTACATGGGGCAACAGATAAACCTTGGTGCGGTCAAGACACGTCACGGCGGGTATATCTACGCTACGGTATGGACCAAGGCGGGGAAGGGCACGCTGGCATCCAAAAAGATCATCGACTGGATTGATGACAGACTTGGTTACAAGTCCCTGGCAACGGTACAAATTGAGGCTCCTGAACCTGACGAAGGTTCTCCCAACAAGGGTTGGCATCTGGAAGGGACCAAGTTCCGCTTCTATGCCGACGAACCCTGATCTACCACTTGACACTGGTTCTCATTCGTGAGATATAGATAAAAATCCTGTGACGCATTTCCACCGAAGGAAGCACTGACATGCCGACTCTTGCCGCATCGAACCGTACCCAATTGGCGTACAAACTTGAAGGGACTTACCCGACTAACTGGGGAACCTTCCCCGTTGCTGGCAACGGCAACCTGATCCGCATTACGGGTGAAACCCTTGATTACACCCAAGGCACCGAACAGTCTAAGGAACTTCGTTCCGACCGCCAGGTGACCGACACCATTACCGTCAGCGCCAGTTCGCAGGGGGGCTTCAACTTCGAGTTGTCGTACCGGGAGTTCGACTGGGTCCTCGAGGGGATCGCCCAGAACACCTACTCGGAGTATGGAACCAGCGGCGTTTGTGCTGCCATCACCACGCTGACGCTGACTTCCAGCACGATCACGGCGGGCGCGGCCCCTACAGGTAATGATGCTTTTACTACGCTCAACAAAGGGCAGTGGATTTCGGTTATTCCTGCTGCGGGCGCATCTCAAACGGTTAAGGACTATTTCTACGGGCGTTGCTTCCGTATTGATAGCACGACCGCTCCGACTTCGACGGTGATCACCCTCGATGCAGCTACTCCGATCAATACCACCATTGGTGGCGTTTCTCTGTCGAATGCTTTCATCTCATCGTCTCGTCTTACAAACGCCTCGACGATGAAATCGTACTCGCTTGAAGTAGGCCATCTCGACATCAACCGCTTCCGCCAATACACGGGTATGATCCCGTCGAAGATGGACCTGAAGATCGGCGTCGGCAGCATCATTACCGGCAGTATCGACTTCATGGGCAAGGGGATGGTCAATCCCATTCCGACTTCGACTGGCATGGGTACGGTGGTTGCCTCGAAGGGCTACTCTCCTGCCAACGCCGTGCGTGGTGTCTTCGACATCCTTGAAGGCGGCACCTCGATCTCGGCTTCGACCTACATCAAGTCGGCGGACATTTCTCTGGATAATACCCTGCGTGGACAAGACGCCGTTGGTGTTCTCGGAAACGCTGGGGTTGCAGCGGGCACGATCAAGGCTTCCGGAAAATTGGAGGTGTATTTTGCCAACTCGACGGTGTATGAGAAATTCCTGAATAATACCGAGACCTCCTTGGCGATCCCGGTTCAGGACAACCTTGGTAACGGCTATGTCTTTGTCTTCCCGCGCATGAAGTACACCGCTGCGAAGGTTAACGCCACCGGCCTTGACCAGGACAACATGCTGTCGATGGACTTCACCGCCCTGATGGACAACACCGCAACCTCGGCAACCTACCAGAAGACGTTCTCCATCTTCCGCGTCGGCGCTGCTACTTGACCAGAGTAAAGAGGGGGGCAGAAGCCTCCCTCACTGCCAACCCGTTACAAAAGAAAGAAAGGAAGTCCCAGATGTCCCTTGATGTTTTTGCTCAATTCGCTACCGATGAAACCCTCGAGGAAAACGGTACGTGGTTTCCGATTGGCGGAGGCGCTCGCGTCCTTGTCGCCCGTTCCGGTAACCGTAAGTATGCGAAGATGCTTACAAAGGAAGTGGAACGTAACAAGCCGGCCCTTGACCTTAGTGATGACGCTGCCGATAAGCTGTCTGAGGAAATCATGATTGGCGTTCTTGCCGAGACGATTCTCCTTGGTTGGGAAGGCGTTAGTTTCAAAGGCAAGCCTCTTGAGTACAGCGTAGCAAATGCCAAGATGCTGTTGGCTTTGAGAGACTTCCGCAAGACCGTCGCGCAGTTCGCCGATGACATGTCTGCGTTCAAGTTCAAGGAGACCGCAGAGCAGGGAAAAGCCTGACGGCCTACCTTGCTTGGGAATTGGAGTGGGGAGGGAGTGACCAGTTCTTCAAACTTGTGAGAGAAGATACCGGCATACCCCACCCCGCTGACATTGGGAGACCAGGGCTCAGAAACGACTGCATCAAATATCTGGATGCTTTTCGTTATCTGGGCTCTTCCCGTTTATGGAGCGAGGCAGGCCCGCAGCCGATACAGGTGAGTGAGGTAGAGGCCTACCTCAACATCGCCGGGATTGAAGTACCGTATATGAAGTTGAAGTACCTCTTTCTGATTCAGCAGTTGGATCGGGTAGAGATGAAGCACATCGCTCGACAGCAAAAGTGAGAACAGCATGACCACCGCGAACCTTAGTGTAGGGATCAAGACCGAACAGGCTCGGCAGGACCTTCGTGACCTCAAGGACTTCATGCGGAGTCAATTGAGTTCGATGGCGCTGTCTATCAATGAGAAGTCTCTTGAGGCTTCCATCAAGAAGGCCATGCTTGGGCCGGGCGGTGGCGGCTTTGTGCTGAAGATCAACGCATCCAAGTTGAAGACCGATGTGTCTGCTGCGATGAAGGACGCGATGACGGGGGTCAGCCTTGGCGGCATCAGTTCAGCCGACATGACCAAACTCAAAAGCGACCTTGGTCTAGTCAAGCAGCACATCATTACCGCTGCCAATGAGGCCAACTTCGGGGAGAAGATCACCAAAGACTTGGAAAAGAATGCCCAAAAGGCTAAGGAGGCGGGCAAGAAGGTCGGCAAGGCGTTCGCTGAGGGGGAAGAGGAAGGCGCGAAGACAGCGAAGATTAGTTACAGGTTTAAGGAGGGGGCTGGTTCCGTCTCGATTTCTGACAAGACTTCGTACACCGCTGCCCAGGTTAAGGCGAGGGCGGAGCAGGAAAGGGCTGACGCTGCGGATAAGGCTTCGATGCTTCGGCGTATCGCCGCGATGAGGGAGGAGTTTGAGGCACGTAAGCAGCTTCAGGCACTCAACGACGCCGGTTATCGGCAGCAGGAACTGGAGAACCAGAACGCTGAGACGAGGCGTCAAGCGTTGAACGAGACGGGGCATCGGCAGATGCAGTACCGTCAGATTCAGCAAGCGCAGAGTCTTCAGGCACTCAATGACGCCGGTTATCGGCAGCAGGAACTGGCGAAGCAGAAGGCTGACGCGAGGCTTCAGGCGTTGAATGAGGCGGGGCATCGGCAGATGCAGTACCGTCAGATTCAGCAGGCGCAGAGTCTTCAGGCACTCAACGACGCCGGTTATCGGCAGCAGGAACTGGCGAAGCAATCCCACCTTAAGCGGATGACCTTGCTTGATGCGAAGTTTTCAGCAAGCAGTGCTAAGTCTCAGCTTGGTAAGGCCACCCTTGCTGCTAGTCTTACCTCCGCTGGACTAAACGCTGCGGACACTGTTGGCCCTCTCGCGGCATCTTTCGGTAACGCCGCCGGCATCGCCCAACTTACCGCAGCCACCAAGCAACTCGGCGAAGCCCACAAAGAAGCCACCGGCCACACCAAGACCCACGCCGCCGCCATGCGCGACGCACACAGCGCTGCGCGAGGCTTGGCCTCCGGCATGGGGATGATGTGGTTGACGTGGGGCAACATCGCCCCGCTGCTCGCAGGCGCCTCCTTGTCGCACGGCTTCATCCAGGCCATGAAGGCAGGCACCGAATTTGCCTACCAACTTACGTTTGTGAAAGCCCTGGGCGGGGAGACAGCGGAGTCGGTGCGAGGCATCGGCAACGCGGCGCTGGAACTCAGTAAAAACGGGCTGTTTGGTCCTGTGGAACTTGCCAATGGTTTGCGCACACTGTCGCAAGCAGGCCTGTCTGCTGCGGAGTCGATGAAAGCCTTGCCCGTCGTTTTGGACCTTGCCACTGTTGGCGAAATGAACATGAAGGACGCCGCAGTCACCCTTGTCGGCGTGATGACTGCGTTCAATCTTGATAAGTCTGACCTTACCAAAATCGGCGATGTGTTCGCTAAGGCCGCTGCGGTTTCCCAGACCAGCGTCGAGCAGATGACGCAAGCAATGAAGACCGCATCCGTGGTCGGTGAGCAGTACGGGGCGTCGATGCAAGACACCGCGACAGCGCTGACCCTCCTCGCCAAGATGAACATCACAGGTACGGCAGCGGGGACATCGCTGCGGAACATGCTGAAGGAGTTGTATTCGCCGACTGATAAAGCCGCGAAGATAATGAAGGACCTCGGCGTTTCTGCGCAGACCGCAGCCGGGGAGTTGAAGCCCTTCCCAGACGTTATTTTCTCGATGAAGAAAAAACTCGAGGAATTCAATAAAGCAAGCCAAGTCAAGATTCTTCAAGGCTTGTTCGGTGAACGCGGAGCTAAAGAAGCCATCGCCATGCTTTCGCTAACTCGAGAGGAATGGGACAAACTGAACAAGACGATCAGCGAGTCAGGCGGATTTATGCGGGAAGTTTCTGCTGAACTCGAAGGGACTGTCAAAGGGTCATTTAAGCAGGCGATCAACACCCTTCAGGTGTCTTTGATTGAGGCTTACAACAGCACTGAGGGGGCTGCTGGGCAACTTGCAGGAAAACTTAAAGAGACCTTTGGTTCTACGCAGTTTAAGGAAAGCCTCACAACAATCGTCACTGGAATGCTTGGTATAACCAACGCCCTCGTTACAATGGCCCCGGCTCTGGCTGTAGCAGCAGGGGGTTGGATAGCCCTTCGTGCAGCGATGATCGGAGCCGCTGTATGGACTAGCGTAAGCACGGCTTTAGCGGGTGCAACCCTCGCAACCCAAACTCTTGGGGCTGTTGCTGCGGGTACAGCCACAACACTGACAGGTTCGACAGGGATTCTTGCCGCTGCTCGTATGCTTCCAGGCGTACTTGGTGCAGCAGGCGCGTCTCTGATAGCAACCACAGGTTTGTTAGGCCCTCTTGCTCTTGCAATAGGGGCTGCGGGAGCCGCGTGGTATCTGTTCAGGGACCGTACCGAAGAGACCATGAATCAGTCAACCGCTAAGGTTCGCACCTCTACTCAAGAGATGATAAGCGACCTTAGAAAGTTTCAAGCGGAGGCTGGGAAACTCAACGCTGGCACGGTCAGAAGCAGAGCGGACGCTGCGTTTTCAGCAACAGAGGGAACTTGGGAGTCTTTGGCGAAGGACAGAAAAGAGGCTGCCAAGAGGTTTGGTTTGTCTGAACGCGATCTTACCGGGGATTTCAATGAGTATGCCCTGGCTGCAAAAGCAACAAGTACGTATAACATTTTCCCGGTACTGGACGCTATAAAGAAGAAAAGTGCAGAGGCTGCCGCTCAGAGAGAAGCTGCTTTAGGGCTGCTAAAGTTGGCTAAAAAAGCAGAAGAGGATGATCTTCTGATTGCCAAGAGTGCGCAAGTTACATCAGGCACAAAGAACTATGAAGTAGGAGGTGGGGGTGGAGGCGGAGGCCGCGCCTCCCGCGAAGCTGCCAAACTCGAGAACGCTAATGTTTTGGACTTGGAGAAACGTTATCAGGCAGAGTTGAAGACGATAGATGCTTACTATGCCAAACTCGAGAAGATTGAAAGCACAAGCGCACAGTACGGCATCAAGACGAAGGAAGAGGCAGAATCCAAGATCACTGCCCTTACTGAGGAGCACTGGACCAAGAGGTTGGAAAAGGTCTCGACCATGAGCGACGAGATGTCTGCCCTCCTTGGCAAGTCCGTCAAACTCAGCGAGGCCGACGCACAAAAGGCAAAGACCTTTGTCGCTACGGCTCAGGAAGAGATCAATACGCTGAAGGAGAAGATCGAGTGGATCAAGGAGGAGGCCAGGCTGAAGGCTGAGGGGGCTGCCATTAAGTTTAATAAGGACATCGACAAGAACAACGTCGACCTTACGAAGGAACTCGAACTCGCCAAAGCTGCGGTTTATGGCAAGGTCAGTAATCCTGTCGAGCGTGCCAGGAACAATGCCGAGACCTTAGTCAGCAACCGCTACGCCCAGATGATTCAAGAGGCTGTAGATGCTCGTATTCAAGCAGAGCAGAGTGGAAACGAAGCGGCTATTAAAGCCACAGCCGAACGCCTTGAACTACTTGACCAAGAGGTGCAGAAGTCTAAGCAGTATTACGGGGACCAATACGCAGCGCTTGCTGAGTACCAGCAGACCGGAATGTACGGGTGGGAGAAGTTCTGGGAGAAATACCAGGAAGAAGCCATCACTGCCGCCAAGGTGGTTGAAGGTACGCTTAACAGCGTAACCAAGAACATCGAGGACGCTTTCTCTGAGATGTTCACTACAGGCACCCTCGACTTCAAGAAGATGACCAAGGCGATCCTTGCGGATATGGGCAAGCTGGTTGCCAAAATGGCGGTTGCTGACCTTGGTAATATCATCACAGGGAAAGGCAAGACCAGCGGAACAATCCTTGGTGAAATCTTCGGTGGAAAATCAGCAGAGGGCGGAGAGCAAGGCGGGCTTTCAGGGATGCTCACCAAGGCGGCTGATGGCCTCAAAGGCTTCTGGAACTCCTTGACCGGGGCGACTACCGCTACGCAGGATTCTGCGGTAAACACTGTGGAGAGCGTGTTTAGGGCAGGAACAAAAAAAGTAGCAGATACTTCCGCTACAGCCGCCATGACCGAACTTGCTTCCGCTGCTCAGATGGCGGCAGCGCAACTATCAACGATAGGGGCTGCTGGTGGGGGTAGTTCTGGTGGTGGGTTGCTTGGCTCCCTTGGTGGGTTGGCTGGTGGTGGCGGTTCAGTCGCAGGAGCCGCAAGCAGCATCGACACAGGCGCTTTGTTGGCTGATGTCTTTGTTGACATCATGGCTAAAGGAGGGGCTTACAATAACGGCGTCAGGGCATTCGCCAAAGGTGGCACATTTACCAATCGCATCGTCAACCAGCCCACCATGTTCCGTTTTGCGGATGGTGTCGGCTTGATGGGCGAAGCCGGGGCAGAAGCAATTATGCCTTTAGGGCGTGACAGTCAAGGAAGACTCGGTGTAAGATACGAAGGTCGTGAACCTCCGAATCGCAAGGTTGAGAACAAGGTGACAAACAACAACGTCAGCGTCAGTATAAACGCTCCGGGCGGCGATCCCGCAAAGGTCCGGCGTTCTGGTGCTGCGGTTGCCCGCGAAGTGGTAGGGGCAATTGCGGTGTCCAGCCGCTACCGTTGATTGAAGGAAGTTAGAAATGGCTGACTTTCTTGAAGAGGTTCTGTATTCAACCGTCAAGTATGGCTCAAGCTGGTCTGATGAGTACAATGTGTCCATTGACGAGACTGCTGGTGGACAGGAATACCGGAGTCTTACACACCCGTTCCCTAAAAGAACCTTTACGCTCGATTTTGAACTCGCCACAGCGGATATGTGGCCGAATATCCTCGACCTTTACCACAGGGCACACGGGACCTATGCAGGGTTCCGTGCTTGGTGTATTGACGAGGACTCAAGCAACGGATCGACTGGCACACCAACGGCGTTCGATCAGTCAATGGGACTGGTAAGCACAGGGGTTTATGAACTGAGAAAGTATTACGGGTTGTCTGGTACAGCCGGGGCGGCTGGCTACCCGTATCGCAAGATAAAGAAACCTCAATCAGGAACAACTCTTGTTGGTGTTGGCGTGACCGCCATCCGATCTGCAGACTGGTCCGTTTCCACAACAACTGGTTTGGTCACGTTCAATGCCGACCAGACCAAGGCTGTTACCAACATCACCAAGGCGTCGCAGGCCGTTATTACTCTCGGTTCCGGTCATGGATTGGTTGCGAATCAGAGCGTCCATATAAGCACCGTTTCCGGAATGACCCAGATCAACGGCCAACGTGCGCTGATCACCGCGACCGATGCCACGACGATCACCGTGGAGATCAATTCGACAAGCTACGGAACCTATACCAGCGGCGGCGTGGTTCACACCAGACCGCAGACAGGGGAGACCGTTACTGCTGGCTTCCGTTTTCACTTTCCTGTCAGATTCAAGACAGTTCTTGAGATAGGTCAAGATTACCCCATACATCGAGTCGCAGATGGGGTTGAGTTTATTGAGTTGCTGAATCCATGAAAACAACCGTAGCGCCTTACCAGACCGCCGCCTGGTGCGTGCGCGTCGTGTGCACCAACGGTACAACGGTGCGGATGACTACGTATCCATTTGACCTGACGATGTCGAACGCCACGGTCTACGAGACGGATTCCGGCTACGAGCAGACCGCCTTTGTCGCCGATACCAGCATGGCCAGCAGCGCTATCGACGTGACCGGGTTCGTCGGCGGCGCCGGCCTGACGCGCGACCAGATCGCCAGCGGCGTGCTCGACAACGCGCGAATCTACATCTTCAAGTGCAATTTCCTGTCTCCGGTAGAGGATTACGAGCCGGTCCTGTCCGGATTCTTCGGGAAGACGACGCTCGAGGATGGGCGCTACAAGGTAGAGACGATGAGCTTGATCGACACGCTGTCGCAGTCGGTCGGGAAGGCCTACACGGCCGCCTGTTCGCGCACCTTCGGCGATGCCGGCTGCGGCATCGACCTGACCACGCTCGACGTGGTTGGCGCGGTCACTTCCGTTACCAGCTATTCGGTCATCGTCGATTCCAGCCGTGCGGAGGCCACGGACTACTTCGCCGGAGGAACCCTGCAGTTCACGTCCGGCAACAACGCCGGCCTGAAACCGCAGGACATCAAGGCGTACACGTCCGGCGGCACCATCGAAACCTTCGAGCCGTGGTTCTACCTGCCGCAGATCGGCGACACGTTCGTGCTGATACCAGGGTGCCGCAAGCGCCTGGCAGACTGCCAGGCGTGGAGCAACGTCGTCAACTTCTTTGGCTTCACCAACATCCCGACCGCATCGGTCTATCAGCAGGTCGGGGGAAACCGATGACACCGGAAGCCATCGTCGCCAGTGCCCGTGCCGCGATTGGCACGCCATTTCGCCACCAGGGCCGCGAGGCCGGACGCGGCCTCGACTGCGCCGGGCTGCTGGTCCATGTCGCCCGCGAAATCGGCGCCGAGCCACGCGACCGCGGAGGCTATGCGCGGATGCCGACAGGCGGCCAGATCGAGGAAGCGTTGCAGGACCACGTCGACGCCGGCATCCTGGTCCGCGTGGCGCTGGCAGAAATGCAGGCAGGTGACCTGATCCTGATGCGCTTTGAAAGCGAACGCGCATCGCGCCACCTTGGCATTTGTGCCGGCGCCACGATGGTGCATTCCTGGGCGCAGGTCGGGAAAGTATGCGAGCACGGAATAACGCCGGAATGGCGCTCCCGCATCTCCCGCGTCTACCGATTCACCGGAGTCGATCATGAGTAGCGTCGGCCAGGCAGTAGGCTATATCGGCGGCGCGATCATCGGGGCGTTCTTCGGCTACCCGATGCTCGGCGCCGCCATCGGCGGCATGATCGGTGGCGCCCTCGATCCGCCGAAAGGCCCGAA